TGGAACATTTGACGTAGCTTACTACGAGGCTGGTGGTCAAGCATTTTCATTAGGAGCTGCTGTTACAGCTTTCGTTTATGGTTCTGAGTTTAAAAAAGGAACAGAGGGTATGGAGCAGTCTACATACTTAGTATGCAAACGTCCTTGTTCTGCCCATTTGATAAGGTCAGAGTTAGATGGCATCTCTGCTCCAACTGCTCTCAAGAAAGAGGCAACTGAACGGTTACCATAACGCTCAAACTCTTTCTCGTAAGTATCTGGAAGATACTGATTCAAGAAATCAAAGTTTGTAATGTAATTTGTTGATAAGGTCTTTCTTTCAGCGGATGGCTGTAAGTCAAAACCTGGTGTACTTAAAACTCCCATTTTGTTGTTTTTTTAAATTGTTATTTTTTATTACTTCTTATCTTTAGTCCTCGACCACTGTCATTGTCAACCGCCACTGCTCTAAATCCTGAGTTGCTAATAGATTGGGGTGCACTTCGAACCTCCATATCTATATTCTTTATCTTCCTGTCGTTGTCCAATAGAGCGTCGGACTTGCCTTGCTCGTAGAAGAATTTTGCAATCTTATCTGGATTCATTGCCGTAGCTAGAGACTTATGATATCCCACTGGGTCAGAAATCAAACCGTCATTATCTAAAAACTTCATGATGAAGTTATTTACATTTGACTGGCTCTTTTTCATCTCACTCGGATTATCTGGCAAGAACGTATATTTCTTATCGCCAACCTCGAAATCAAAACCTTTGAAATCATTGGAGAAAAGTTCGTCCGTCTTTTTCTGAAAGTATTCAGATTTTTTTAAAGCCTCTTCTTGATACGAATGTGAATCTTGAACATATTTCTTGTAGGCATTGTATTGTTCAACCTCCTGCTCATCGACTAGACCTCCTTTTGACTCAAGAGGAGTTCTGTATGTCTCTTTCATTTGATCGAAGTATTTCTTTGCCTTAGCAAGCTCTTTCTTCTTGGCTAGCTCCTTCTTCTTGATTTCCTTTGCGTCATCAAAGTCCTCGTCGTACGCAAACTTGTCCTCCATCATATAAACGATGTCCTCCTTGTCTAGGTCCTCATCGGTTAAGGAATAGTACTCTGCCAATAAGGTGTCTGGCTCCATGTCATCAAAGTTCTTGTTTAACTTAACAAAATCTTCGATACCTCTTCCAGTCTCCTTCTTAAATTTGAAGTATGCCGAAACATCTTCTGGAAGCTCCTCTCTATCTTCTCTTGCCTGAAACAAGTCCTCGATAGAGTTCACCTCCTTGTTATACCGTGTCTTAATATATGAAAGAACGTCATCATCACCTAGTGATGTCTCCTTTGGATACTCAGGCTCTACCTCAATCTCTTGCTGTAGTGACTGAGCCTCATCTTGTTGTTTTAGAGTCTCCTCGTGCTTGTCCAAAAGTTGTTGTTCAATTTCTTGTACGGACTTTTGTTCAGACTCTCCCAAGTCTCTTACTGTAAAATTTTCCATTTGATTTGATTTATTTAATTTTTACTGACGTGTTATATTAACACTTGCCCTTCTTAATCGACATTGACTTGTTCGCCATTGGTTTTTTTGCCATTGTCTTAGTAGTCATCGTCATTTTTTTTGTTGCTGTTTTTTTCATTTTATTTATACTATTGATGTTATTACTCCGTTTGTAACAGTTATTGTCTTTCCATCTTGAGATGTAAATGTTCCTGAAGCTGCTGATTGTAAAGCAACAGTTCCTGAAGCGTTTGGAAAATCTATTAATCTAACAGTTGATAAAGTACTAGGAAACTGTAAAGTCATAAATTGAGAGCCTTCCCCTCTTCTACAAGTAATTTGACGACCACCTAAAGTAATACCTGAAGTACTTGAACCTCCAATTACTATAGATGCATTTGTTAATGTTGTAGTAATACCTCCACTTGTAATATTATTTCCTCCATTATCAAAAGCCTGCTGTAATGTAATAGTATTTGTCAAAGCAACAGTGCCTGAAGCATCTGGTAGTTTTATAGTTCTACTAGCTGACTGAGTATCTGCTGAAGTTAAAGTTACTGTCTTACCAGAAGAAGAAGGTAATCCAAATTTTAAATAAGGATTATCTCCAGCCGTAGATACTAATTCTATTTTTCCTCCAAGGAAATCGTTTGTTTTTATAGAATCAGCTAATACTGTCATTGTTGTTACACCATCAGTAATAGTATTACCTAATCCAACAGTCTGCTGTAAAGTCTGAGTAGCTCCAGCACCCTGTGGTCCTGTAGGCCCTTGAGCACCCTGTGGTCCAACAGCACCTTGAGATGCAAGTAATGCCCAGTGAGTTGTATCAACATCAGGAGCAGTTGTTCCTGAAGTTGCTAATATACAGAACCAAGAGGCACCGTCGTATCCAACAGCATCGTCTGCAACGTAAGAAGTCCCAGATACCCAAGTACCCTGCCACTCTAATCCCGCTGGTCCAACTGGTCCTGGAGGTCCTGCTGGTCCTTCAACACCCTGTGGTCCCTCAGCACCAACTCCAATTGTATCAACTAAGTCATCAATTGTGTATGGCTGTGTCTCTGAATTAAGACCTGCCGACTTTCTTTCTGTTAGGTTTACTCTTTCTGATATACCTATAAATCTAGTTCCTGATGGTACTGTACTCATCTCTTTTATTTTTTTGCAAAGTTATTAATTAATTATATACTTATTTTAGCACTATCTAGGCTCAAACTCAGCCAAATCAAAGCCGTCAAGGGAATCCTCATTTGACTCGAAGTTGACAGGAGGTAAGTTATTCTTACGCTGCTCTATAAGCTTTGACTGCTGTGTATTTTGAATGCTTATACGCTTGTCCTTGGCCTTCTCCTTCATGTCGTCCTTCTCCTTTATGGTCTGTAGCTCCATTCCCTTTAACTGAGACTGCATCTGAAACTCAAGCTGCATTAGCTCCTTCTTCATCTCTGCCTGTCTTCTCATCTTCTCGATATCGAAAGCCGTCTCTGCCTGCTTAATCTGCATCTTGGCCTGAGCCTCAGCCTGTATGTTCTGCATAGCCGTCTGCGCTGCCATCTGTTGAGACTGCATCTGCATCTGACCCTGCATCTCTTGCTTAGCCTGCTCGTTCTTTTGGATTGCCTCCTCTTTTTTCTTTCTCTTTAACTTAAGCAACTGATTAGCCAACTTAAGATTCTTCATCTCTCTGATGTCGATAGCATCCTCAAGGTATATAGCATCACGAGATAGAGCAACCTGAATGTTCTGCTCTAGCTGCGCCTTTTCTTGCTCGTCAGGTGTAACTTCAATAAATATACCAAAGTCATAGATGTATAGGTCCTTAATTTCTTCAAGTATAGCCACGTTGTACTTACCAATCTGCATAGCAAACTGCTCTCTAAAGTCAGAGTACTCAAGTATGTCTGCTATCCTTAGAGATAGAGACTCAGCAAGTGTTCTTGTTAGATATAGTGATCCATCTAGTATGTGTCTTGTGGCCGTATTTGAGTTTAAAGCTGCAAGCTTCTGTACCCCAACCAACGAGTTTGGATCTGGCATACTGCCGTCCCTGGCCTCGTTAAGACCTGTTACGTCTCTAATCATTCCAAGATAGTGATTGTAGCTACCTATAAGGCTAGCTATCTTACCCTGTCCGCTATTAGAGTTAAGCTCCTGAATTGGAACACGTGCGTTATTGAACTCTCCATCCTGAGTGTAGCTTCTACCGATAACACTACCTGTCTGGAAGTATAGTCTTAATGCATCCTCTGGATTATATGCGGCACCAGTACCCAAGTCAACCTCGTTGAGTCCATCTGCATCGATGAACACCCCGTCTGGTACAACCTTAGCAAGTACCTGTTGTAGCTTAAGGTGAGTGATCTGAATCATATCAGCAAAAGGTATCATACGTCTAACCAAAGACTCAATGTTGCCCTTGTACATTCTAGGAGCTACAGCTGCATAGTTTGGATATGCGTGCTGTGAAGCAGACTTAGGTCTCACCATATTCTTGGCAAGCTCCCACTTCAACATGATGTTGGTTCCCATCACCATAACACCGTCGTACCACACATCTATGGTCTTCTCCATCACCTCGAATCTTCCCTCGTCCATCATCTGCTGTGGAGGGTTGAACGTATCATCCTTCTGTATTACCTTTACGTTTCCGTTGTCGAGTACCTTCTTCTTGTAGACCATCTTCTTGGTGGTCTTGTAGTTGAAGTATAGTAAAGTGGCAGTATCTCTGTTGAACATTGTGTTCTGATAGAACTGAGCCGTGTTGTAGTAGTTGTACCAAGACTGACTGTACTTAGATATCTCCTCAAGCTGCTCGTTTGTAAGTGTAGGGTCTATCTTTACAAGCTCCGTCATGTGAACTGTCTTTATCTCTCCCCAGTAGAAGCAGTCCTTGAAGTGTCTGTCCTCCGTGTAGCTATAAACAACACTAGCAGGATCCACGTAGTCTATCTTAACACCAGTACCTGGTAGGAACATGTTCTTAACGATACCTATACCTATTGTAGCGATGTCGTAGTCTACCTGTCTTCTAGTGTCGTCGTAGTGATTCTCTGAAAATATAGTGTTTATTGCAACCTCCTCAGCTATCTCAATGGCTGGTTTATAGTTAAGCTGCATGTACAATGACAGTTCCTCGTCTGTACCTGGTAAGTCTTCAACTGGAGTGTCAAATGCGTCAACACCGAACTGCTCCTTAACTTGAAGCAACACATCCTTAGAGACCATGTCTGCTTGGATGCTGTCTTGAAACTTGAATCTCTTGTCTATAGACATCGCATCTTGTGCGTATGCCTTTACGTTAAATAGTCTGTCGCTCATACCGTTCACAACGATATCGACAAACTTTGGTATGATTGGAACTGGTGTCCAGTCTAAGTTAAGGTGACTAAGGTCTCCGTCAACAGAGATCTCGTTCTTATACTTTGACACAGATTGCTCTCCCCTAGCATAAAGCCTAAGCTTATGAAAGTCTCCCCACTGATCATAAAATCTACAACGCTGTCCATCTTTCTTAAACCACTCATACTGAATTGCTTGTCCTATCTGTAGACCGTACTCGTATGATGACTTTTCTTTGTCGGAAGCGAATTGATTAGGGAAACCAGCAGGATTTATAGAAATAGTTACGTCCTTCATTTATTTTATTATTTCGCTATATCTTCCTGAATTATTATATCGAGCAAAGGTAATACTTATTTTCGATTCTTTTTTAACAGATAAAAACGTACCCCTCTGGGTAGCCATAATAGCTAATCCTGAGCTAATTGCCGCATCAAACTTGGTCCTGTTGTTTATATCAAACTTAGCCCACTCCTCAAGAGTCTTTGTGAAGTACATTGATCCCATCTCATCAGAGTCCCTGTATGAACCCTCAAGGTCAAGACCCACGTGCTTCTCTATGTAAGACTCTATAGCGGCAGCGTGAGACTGCTTAACATCCTCAGACGAGTTAGGTATACCACCAAGCTCTCTTTCTGTCTTAGATAGGTTAGTAAAGTGCTTATCTGGCCTGTTCATAGAGAACCCCCTGTAGCCTCTGTTCTTAAAGTGGTACAGTAGTCTCGGCTTGTTGTTCTCTACAAGGATCGGCATACCGTAAAATACACACGCCATCAGGACCTCCTCAAAGAATATCTCTGCCGTCTGTGGCCTAGCTATGTACTCCAAGAAGAACTGGTTGCTTGGTGCGATGTCCATGTTAAACTTAGTAAGTCCGTGAAGTGAACC